GAGGACTCGGTCTATTGTTTAAAACTATGGGACGCTTTAAATAAAAGATGGCCTGAGTTCGAGAGGCAGGTAAGCCGTATTAATCGCATATGCTCGCAAAGGGGTTTACCTATCGATACCGAACTCTTGAAAAAGCAAAAGGAGGACATAGCTCTAGAACTCTTTGAGGTGGAGAACAGTATACCGTGGATTGACTACGCTCCTCCTTTATCAAGAAAGGCATTTAATGCGGAGTGCCGCAAGTTAGGATTAGAGCCTCCTGAAAGTTTGGCCCTGTCAGATAAAACTGCGAACGACTGGATTCGCGTAAATGGCAAAAAGTTTATGTGGATTGAGGGAGTGCGAAAATATAGGCGTGTAAATGCGCTGAAACGCAAACTAGAGAGCTTCGATTACGCCACAATGTCAAACGGAAGATTTTACGGCAACCTGATGTATTTCGGGGCGTCGATGACCGGGCGCTTTAGCGGGTCTGGCGGGTCTTTGAACTTACAGAACCTTCCACGCGGTGAAATGTTTGGGTGTAATTTACGTCACCTAATAGCTACGCCCCCTGATAAACGTCTTGTGGTCGCTGACTTAGCGCAAATTGAGGTCAGGACACTGTGCTGGTTGTCGGGCGCTAAAGACATTCTCGAAGACATTAGGGACTCGGATGATATCTACGAGGCGTTCGCCAACTTCTTTGGGATGTATGACGGTGATAAGCCCTTGAAGGAAGCGGACCCCAAACTAAGACACCGCGTTAAGACCATGGTCTTAGGATGCGGCTACGGCGTAGGCCCAAAAAAGTTTGCACTAATATCAGGGATGAGTGAGGACGAAGCCGAAGACGCGGTCGACTTATACAGGGAAAAGATGTATAGGGTGGTTGGATACTGGAACAGGCTCGCTCGTGATTTAAGTAAGTCCAACCTAACGGATAAAAAATACATCACGAGACTACCGTCAGGGCGTCGTTTGAACTACGGGGTAATTCAGTCTCATCCACGGGAAGGTAACCCGGACAGGCCCGCACGGGATCACTTCGCACACATCGTGAAAAACTCTGCACGTCGTCCGGTCAAAGTCTACGGCGGGCTCCTTGCGGAGAACGCGTCTCAGGCTTTAGCCCGTGACATATTTTCTGACGCTCTGGTCCGGATGCATAACGAAGGAATGCAGATCGTTTGCCACGTGCATGACGAGGTGCTCGTGGAAGTGGACGCGGATGAAGCGGACGAAACACTGGACCGGGTAATAGAAATTTTCAAAACACCACCCGAGTGGATTCCAGACATCCCACTCGATGCCGAAGGCAAAGTTTTAACAAGATACGAAAAATAATGAGATACCTAAAAAACCTACGAGATCATAAAGCGCACAAACTAGACGACCCGTCTAAAATAGAACCTAGTAAACCTGAGTTCGACTCAAAGGCAAAGTTCAGGGAGTGGTGTAAGAAGTCAGACACGGACCACGTATTCTATTCACTAGCTGAGGGAGACTCTCCGGGTGAGCGTATATCCGAGGATAACCCCGTTAATGCTATGACGGGTTTCGCAATCGACTACGACGCGCCGCTCGACTGGGATATCGTCGACAAACAGATAGAAGCTAACCACAAAGGGGCGATGCCTACGTGGCGGACTCGGACCAACTCTGGTTATATCAGAACAGTATATGAGTTCCAGAAAAAGCTACCTATAGCCCCAGAGCTGTATGGTCCGTTTATGAAAGAGTTGGCTTCTCTACTGGGCGTGGAGCGGATATTTGCGGGGTTTGATAAGACCACACTGGAGCCTACTAAATATTTTGAGCTTGGGACAGACTGGGTAAAGATCGGGGAGCCTCTAGAACCTACTCTATACCGCACCGCGTTACTTAAAGCCGCGTCTAAGTCACCGCCTAAAACAGGGGCTACCGCAATACCTATCGACGCGGTAGCGAAGGAGGTTGAAGAAAGATGGCCAGACAGGTGGAACGGTGAATTTAATGTAGGTTCTCGGGGGCCTTTGTTTTGGGTTGAGCCCTTTGTAGAAAGGGAAGGGTGTCAGGTGACGGAAGAGGGCATAGTCTGCTACTCCGATAGAGACGGCAGAGGGTTCCTGTCGTGGAGTGACCTGCTCGGCCCCAAGTTCGTGGAGGAATACGAGACAAAGAAATACGGGTCACTACTCGACCAGTATTGGTTCAATGGTAAAAACTTCTATAAGCTCAACCACGGCAGGGCCGTTACGGTCCCCCGGGATCAACTAATAATGGAACTGCGTAGGGACGGTTTCTCTGCGAGACCCAAGAAAGGAAAGCCCTGTAGCGAAGTAGAGCTCGCCATACTGGCCATCAGCAACGAAAACAGAATCGATGAGGTTGCTCCTGTCGTGTTCTCAGACGAGCGCGTAGTTGAGTATAACTCGCACCGCATCCTGAACACATCGAACGTGGACCCTGTCCAACCAGCCGATAGCGGAGACCCGGCTAAGTGCCCCTTAATACTGGGCCTCATCGATCAAATGTTTGTAGACGGCACAGACGTTTTAAAAGCGTGGATTAAACGATCATACGAGGCCGTCCTCTACAAGAAACGTGACCAAGGGCAGTGCATGATATTTGTGGGCCCAACCAACCGTGGTAAAAGCCTGTTATCAAACAGAATTATATCGGCTCTCATGGGCGGTTTTGCTGACGCGAGTGAATACGCCGCGGGTCAAACTAACTTTAACAAAGACCTCGCGGGTAAAGCGGCGTGGGTAATTGATGACACGGTGAGCGCGGCCAGCTTCCAAGACCAGAGAAAAGCCACAGAGGTTATTAAACGGATCGTAGCTAACCCACGAATTGAATACAATGCCAAGTATGCTGACGCGGTCACGATCCCGTGGACTGGACGCGTGATGCTCTCAGTTAACTTGGACGCGAATAGCCTGTCGGTTATACCGTCTCTTGATTCGTCCAACAGGGATAAGATTATAGCCCTGCGCGTTAGGGATGACGCTAACAGCGAGTTTCCCCCTAACGACGAACTCGAAGCTACCATAGCGGAACAACTCCCATACTTTGCCCGGTATATTCTGGATTGGGAAGTTCCGGATAAGGTTAAGGGCTACGCTCGTTACGGCGTTATTAGTTTCATCGACAAGTCTATTGCCAGCGCGGCCTACGACAATTCCAGCCGAAGCTCGGTAGCTGAACTCGTTGAGTTCTTTGCTAAGAAAGCCCGGACTTGGGTCGATGAAACAGACGAGAACTCATTCGACGAAAACGGTGACATGACTTGGACCGGGACCTTAACGGAATTCCAAGTTGGTTTACACGCGTTTAATGACGGTAAGAACGTTGGTATGTCCAACAATCTAGAAACGGTGCGTCGAGGTATGTTAATACTGGAAGAAACCAGTAAGGCGAACTCGACCATAAGGCCCGTGTCTTCGGTCGGGTTTGGCGGAGGAAAGCTCTGGACAATCAACCTCGAGCAGAGGTATGATATCGGAGCCTCACAAAAACAAGAAGCAATAGTAGTATGACACGAGAAGAAATAGATGACTTCGTAGATAACCTTGATATCAAGGTGGATATAATTATCCCGGACGGATTGGACGGCGCTTTTCTTGGGATACACATGGAAGCCGAAGGAGGCCCTAGAGCAGTATACTCTATTGAAAAGTGCATAAATATCCTTGCGGAAGACATGAGCCACGAAGAAGCGACCGAATACTTTTGGTTCAACGTAGCAGGCGCTCTAGGGGAGGGCTTCCCTTTTTATATTTCTACGCCTGCCGGAGACGAGAGCCCCTACGCTTAATACTGCTTTTTGAACTCCCTAGCGGGATGTAGTTCACTAATGTTGATGTGGTAACCGTTTAGCCTAAACACAAACCCGGAATCGTCTGCTGTGCCTCTTGGTATGAACTTTGCCTCGTCAAAAAACGTGGGGGTAGGCAACCAGCCACAAAGGTAAACTTTTTGGTAATCGCTTTTAACACGAGTAAAAAAATAAATATCATTGTCCGGAATCACTCCCTTACGGCCATTGGCGAAAGCACTAAATTCTGGAGAGGGTCGTATCTGGCAGTTTTTACTCTTAACTTCTATACGCTGTTTTTTGTATAGTATATCATAAGCTCGTTGCTCAAAACCCACGTAGCGGCTCCTCACCCCTAAAAAGCGGCAAACGGCCACCTCGCCTAAGAACCCGACCATTCGTGAGCTTATCCCCGCGTTACACGACGCGGAAGCCCCGAGCCTGCAAGCTCGTCTATGCGCTTGTTCAATGTCCTTACTGGACGTGGAGTAAACTACTATGTCATCGATATCCTTGAACCGTTTCCTAATGTGAGGACGGCCCATGACTACTAGTCCGTGTATGCTCCTAGAGAACGAATCAGGTTCTTGAAAGGAGTGTCCGCGTGCCCTTTTTTCCCTCCTGTCTGGTAAGCGTCTATCCCTTTAAGGGGGGACCTATCTTCTTGAACAGCAGGCGTGAAGTCTTTCTTTGGGTCACCGAAAGACTTGCGCTCGTTCTCGAATCTTTTTTGCAGGTTTCGTATTGCCTTATCACCAAACTTTTTACGGGTCTTAGCAAAGTTAATGTGTGCGTTTTTAACCCGGTAATCTGACATCGTGTTCACGATTTCGTTCATCGAGAGAGGCTTGCCTTTCCGTTCCGCTAATAGCCTTAGGTCTTTGCCCATAGTTGCCGCGGCCTTGGGGGCTAAACTTGCGCCGTATTGGTTAACGAACCCAAATATATAATCGATAAACCTGTCAGGGTATCTGGATAGCTTCTGGATACCTAAGTTTCCCACTACGCGTTTCTGGGCTTTTGACCCTGTCGCAATACGAAAATCTTCCTGTAAGGTCCCGTATTCTTTGTTGCGTTCAGCGGCGACTTTTTTATGCTCCTTATTAAAGGCATCAGTCTGGTCTTCTTTGTCAGTGACTAAACTCTTCAGCTTTTTATAGGGGGCAGTGTCCGGGAGTCCCCTTACAAAGTCACCTATCTCCTGTGACCGAATCTGGTAAGTGCCGTAAGACCTACGTCCAATATCCTGCTTTCCTGACGAGATGCCTCCTACGGCGTAGGGGTCTTCCTTTGTTCTAAGTATACCGCTTTCATACTTGGCGGTCTCAGGAAATCGGGGCTGGAAAGGCCCCTTGTCCTTTTTGTCCTTCCCGGTCAAGGAGGGTATGCGGCTCAAAGCCTTTTCTAAATAATCGTCAGCCATAATATTAAAATTCAACAGGTTTAAAAATCTTCCATTTGGACACCCCGCGTGGCTGGGCATCATTAAGTTCAGTCCTCTTGACGCGCACACGGGCAATCGCTTCATTGCCCCAGACTATAAAGGTATACCCCGACATCGCGGAATTTTTCGCGGGCGCTATCCACATAGCAACGACAAACCACCCGGAACCGTCGAGCTCATTAACTTCCAGAATATAGTCATATTCAGCTCCCTGCGACACCCACCACATACCAAAAACGGCTTCCTTGTGGTCATAGAACGTGTTTAGCTTAGGCTCGGGGATACTGCCAACTACGGCAGGACTAAAAAACATTAGCAAGAGGAGGAGTAACTTCTTCACGGCTTATTCTTAATTCTCTTTAATGTTGCCGTCCACGCAGGGAAAAATATCTCCTCCATGCACCGGACAACGGGCTCTTGTTCATAATGCTCAGACCAAGCAATACCAGATATGAAAAGGCTGGCCTCCATCATCTCATGCCTGAGCGTGTCCAAAACTACCTCATCAGGTAGCCCCGTGTTAATTTGAATTACCTTGTCGTCGTGGGAGTAGGCCCCAAACGTATCACTGTCTTCCCCCTTGAAACTATCAACAACCAGTTTAATTCGCTTGCCCGCGATTGTGACCGTCTTTGGTAGTTTCATTATATCACTCCCATCTACTCGCTAACTCCTTGTATAAAAATAAACCCCCGGCAATAGCGTGCGCTAAGCCTTCCTTGTGCTTGACGGCGAGTTCCCAGTCGTCAGGGTTGGTCCCGAAAAAAGGCTCAGCTATTACAGCGGGGCAGTGGGTTGTGCGTAAGAACATCGCTCCACGGCTTCCTTTTCCACGGGGCTTGATCCCACGGCTCGTGAGCTGGGGGAACGCGTCCTCCATCGAGTCCCGCAATGCACGCGCCATTAGCCTGCCCATTTCGGACGAGTGCCAATGTAACCACTCGTGCCCGGTAGCTGAAGGTGACGCGGCGTTGAAGTGTAGTTCAATAGCGGCTTCTGCATTATCCCGTCTCAGGCGTTTAGCTAAACGGCGCATTGCGCTGGTGTAGCTGTTGCCTTCATACGACGAGTATATACGGACGTCCTGCTGGGTTCTGTCCTCTATCAGGTCCGCGAGCCCTGAGTTGTAATCATACTCACTGGTTCCGTCTACAGACAATGCTCCGCAGTCTCCTTGACGGCTGTGCCCTACGCAGAGTGCTATCACTTCCCACCCCCTATAATTACAGCCCTACGATACGAGTAGTCAGAATGGAACTTCTGACCCCTACCCATCAGTGTTCCCTCAACAAAAGGATACTTAAATCCTTCGATAAGGGTTACTGTCGGTGGGTCATAGAGTGCGCTCTCGTTCAAGTCGTTTTGCGAGTCTCTCAATACGCAACTTTGAAGCAGGGCTACCATCGGAAGCCAAGCGATCAATATCATCCTCCAGATCATAAACGTATTTTCTTTGCCGCCAATCAGCATACGCGATGTATGCCTCAAGCGCGGCTGTTAAAAGACGGAAGAACTTCACTTACGCTTGTTCAAGATAGACCAAACGAGTCCGACGAGTGTTACAACGGCTGATACGCCA